CAAGAGAAAAAATCCTATGTAGATGAAAGACTGTGGAAACCAGAACTAGATAAATCTGGTAATGGTTATGCAGTACTTCGTTTCTTACCAGCAGTTCAAGGTGAGGACTTGCCGTGGGCAAAAGTTTGGAATCATGCATTTCAAGGTCCTACAGGTCAATGGTACATAGAGAACTCTCTTACAACTCTTAATCAGAAAGACCCTGTATCAGAACACAATACTGCATTGTGGAATACAGGTTTAGAATCTGACAAAGAGATTGCTCGTAAACAAAAAAGAAAGTTACAGTATTTCTCTAATGTTTATGTGGTAAGTGATACTAAACACCCAGAGAACGAAGGTAAAGTATTTCTGTTCAGATATGGTAAGAAGATATTTGACAAAATTACTGCTGCGATGTCACCTGAGTTCGAAGATGAAAAAGCAATCAACCCATTTGATTTTTGGGAAGGTGCAAACTTTAAACTTAAAATCAGAAAGGTAGATGGTTTCTGGAACTATGATAAATCAGAGTTCGAAGATACATCAAAACTTTTTGAAGATGATGAAGCAGTAGATAAAGTTTGGAAAGGTCAATACTCTCTTGCAGAGTTTACTGCACCAACAAACTTCAAATCTTATGACGAGTTAAAAACAAGACTAGATGCAGTTCTTTCTGGAACTGTAAAAGTTGGTAATGTAGCTGATACAATGGATGATGCTCCTGTAGCAACACCTAAAGTTGATACAAAACCTACAACTACAAAAGTGGAAACACCTGTAGTTGANGAAGATGATACATTAGCATACTTTGAAAAACTCGCTGAGTAAAGTGTTAAGTGCCCTGTAAAAAGGGCACTTTTTGGCTAGGTAAAACTAGTAAAATTTAATTATTGGAGATAATATTATGGTTGGACAAGTTATAGTAGATGTGAATTCTACAAATAAATTCACAAAAGTAGATTTAGAAACATACAAAAGACTAATCGTTGAAGAAGTGTATCCACACCTTTTTGGCGAAGATTTACCAAAAGCACTAAGAGTTAGAGTAAAAGCTCAATTAATTGATATAGTTGATGTTAATTGGAGAAGTAGTTTAACTAAACAAGCTGCAAGAAGGGGTGGAAAAAACCCTAAAATAAAACAAATCGCCAGAAGCATTAGGGATAATGGATTCAAACTCATGTATTGTGGTATTTGTTTGTTCAGAAAACCAAATGGTGAGTTAGTGCCTATGAATGGTAGAACTCGTTACGAAATTCTATATAAAAACCATAGCTTCACTAATATAATAGCTATCATATTTGAAGCAGCGCCTGGTGCAACACAAGACGAAGTGGATGATGCTTTATCATCTTTTGGTGTTTCATCTAACTCATACGGCGACCCAGAGGGTGAAACTCAATTAGAAGATGTATATACAGAAGTTTGTCACGCAATTGATATGGGTTGGGTAAAAAAAGATAAAAACCCAATGAAATTTATAGAATCAATTAGAGCAAGAGTTGACCTAGATGCTGGTCGTGGTTGCTTTGCTGCTACTAAAAGAGATGCGTTAGTATATCGTATATTAAATAATTATGAATCATCACTTGATATTTTATCTTGGACTACAGGTGGAGAAGCTGAGAGGTGGTTATCTGATAACAATATCGTAACAATTCCACCAAAAGGTGATAAAAGAGGAATTAAATATATTGCCTTATCAGCAGAATCAGGTGCTAAAACATTAATTTCAGCAGTTAAATTTGCTTATGATAACCCAAATTATGATATTCGTCTTGTCATACATACAGGAACTTTAACAGGGTTTGATTTAGAAAAATGTTACATTGATAAAGTTGTTAAATTTAAAAACTGGTGGGATGCTGTAATATCTCAATTAGGATATGGATTTTTTAACTATCAAGGTGAAAAATTGGGTATGTTAAAAAGACCTATTACATTGTATGGCGTTTTACCAGCACTTTCTTCTGTGCATGATTTAGAAAAGTTGGTAAAATTTGTTACACCAACACCTAAAAATGAATACAAATTATTATCACAATCTGATAGTAAAGGTAAAGTATTATATGATTACCAAATCCCAGAAGAAGATAGAGCAGAAGCCGCTTAATCAACTTATCTAATGCCCCTGTAAAAAGGGGCATTTTTTTCCTACAATCCTTATAAATAACGCTATGGCAAGAAGTAATTACATAGATAGTGTGTTAAAAGCAGCAGGGAATAAACCCCAATCTGTACAATGGTTTCGTAATAAAATCAAAGAATTTGGTGAACCATCATCAACACAATTAATTCGTGATGGTGATAGAACCATAGCACCTACTTTTGGTCTACTAAATATGTTTTTTTACAGTCCTAAACTAAAGGATAAATTACCATATTACGATACATTTCCTTTGGTATTACCCATTGAACAATATGGTAATGGGTTTTTAGGAATTAATTTACACTATTTGTCTATACCAATGAGAATTAGATTACTAGATAGACTAACTGATTTTGCTAATAATAAAAATTTTGATGAAAATACAAGAATTAATGCAGATTATAGAGCATTAAAAAAAGTAAATTTAATTAAACCTTGTTTGAAAAGATATTTAACAGGGTATGTAAAGTCTAATTTTAGAAAAGTAGAGGCAGATGAATTTATAATCGCAACATTATTGCCTGTGCAGAGATTTAAGAAACAATCTGACAGTCATGTATTTGCTAAATCAAGAGGTATGATAAACTAATGGATTTCGGAAGTTTTATAGAGGCGGGTTCTTCAGCAGTATTAAATGAGATACTGGCGTCAACTCATGACGATAATGGAATGGCGTTGCCTTCCAAATATGAAGTATTATTTTTACCACCATCAGGAACTAGAGGAACAGGTGGGCCTGCGGCTTCTACTAATCTATTTTCACAAGTATTATTAGGTCAAGTAGGTGGACAAGATGTTAAAGATGTATCATATCAATGCAACTCTATTGAGTTTCCACCTAGAACTATTGATATTGCTGCTGATGAAAATATTTATGGCCCAGCAAGAAAGATTGCACAAGGGTATACTTATGGTGATATTACTGGCAAGTTTTATTGTCATAATGATATGAGAGAAAAAAAGTTTTTTGAAACTTGGCAAAGACTTTCATTTAATCCACAAACATTTGCTATGGGTTACTATGATGATTATGTTGGAACAATACAAATATTTCAATTAGACCAGAGAGGTAATAGAAGATATGGTTGTGAATTGGTTGAGTGTTTTCCAAATACAATTGGAGCTCAAGCCTTATCAGCTGATAAGGCAGCAAATGTTACAGAGGTATCTGTAACTTTTAGTTATAGATTATGGAGAAACTTAACAGATGAGGCAGAACTACCTAAACCACTATTGGATAGATTACAAGGAGTTCTTGGAAATCAGGTGGAAAGGCAACTACTAAATAGAATACCAAAAGTATTAACTAAATTATAATATTGGAGTGAAAAATTATGGCATTACCTAAACTTGAAACACCTGTCTATACTTTAAATTTACCATCAACAGATGAAGAAATAAAGTTTAGACCTTTTCTAGTAAAAGAACAAAAAAGAATTATGATGGCACAAGAATCAGAAAATATTGATGAAGTGATTGACACTATGAATCAAATGATTTCTGATTGCACATTCAACAAAATAGATACTAATAAACTTGCTATGTTTGATGCAGAGTATATATTTTTAAAAATAAGAAGTAAATCAGTTGGTTCTAAAGTAGAATTAAATNTAACTTGTCCAGATGATAAAGAAACAAAAGTAGCACATACTATTGACTTAGATAAAATTAATGTAGCGATGTTTGATGACCACACTAATGAAGTGCAGCTAACAGAAAATATTAAAGTGGTTTTTAAATATCCACTTTTAGATACTTTTACCAAATATGCAAGTAAGAGTAACGCAACAGAAATGATGTTTCAATTAATGCAAGAGTGTATTGACGAAGTGCATTTTCATGATGAAATAACTAATAGAGTTGATATGTCAGAAAAAGATTTATCTGAATTTATTGATTCTTTATCAACTGAACAATTTGCAAAAATGGGTAAGTTTTTTGAAACCATGCCAAGACTTAGACATAAAATAGAGGTAAAAAACCCAAAAACAGAAGTTACTAGTGAAGTTTTGTTAGAGGGTATACAGAGTTTTTTAGTGTAGGGCTCTCACATGAGAGCCTACCTAATTACTTTAAAATGAATTTTGCACTCATGCAACATCATAAATACTCATTGACAGAGTTAGAAAATATGATGCCGTGGGAAAGAGAAATATATGTAGGATTATTACAACAACATATAAAAGAAGAAAACGAAAGAATAGAAAAGGAAAATAGAAAAAATGGCTGACGATAAAGTAAATGTAGTAGAAATAGACCGCTCAACTACAACAGTAGAGCAAGGTTCATGGTATAATACTGCTGCTTCTAGTTTTGATAGATGGCGTGTATTCCCTAGATTGTTAATTACACTCTATGGATTTGCATTTTATAGAACAACAGAGTGGTTTATGACACTACCTGACCCAACCAACGCACAATCTGCTTTTGTATCAGTAATCGTAGGTGCTGGTGCTGCTTGGTTTGGATTATATGTAGGTTCAACGAGTAAAAAATAATGGCAATATTCGGCCCAGAGTTCAATAAAGAGTTAGAACAAGAGAGTGGTGCTCGTAAAGAGTTGATTGGACAAACTGAGGCTATGTCAAAAAAGATTGAATCAACCACTAATGCTATAGGTGAATATAGTCAAAAAATTCAAGAAAATGAAAAGGCAATGGAAGGTCTTGATAAGCGTACAAAAGAGTACAAAAATCTTATAGCAGAAAATTCTCAACTAGAAGAAGATAAAGGTGAATTATTAAAACAAAGAGATGAGGAAAAAGAAGAAAAAGCAGGTCTTGAAAAACTAACACCAACTTTTAAAGATATGCAAGAAAGTCTTTTTAACATATCAGATGCAGAATTAGAAAAAAGACAAGTATTTGATAAACAAATAAAACAACAAGAAGAATTGTTAGAGGAGTTTAAAAGAACTAATCCAGAGGCAGAAATGGAAATTGCAAAAGAAGAAGCAAATCTTCAAGTAATGAAAGATAAAGAACAAAAAAGGCGTGAAAACCAACAATTAGGTATATTTAAAAGAGGATTTAAGGGTATTCAAGCAGGTATTAGTGGTTTAGGAAAAGCACTTTCTAAATTACCCACATCTGCTAAATTAGGACTTTCAATAGCGGCATACTTTGCTCTTGCTGCTTTTCTAAAAAGTGATATGTTTAAAAAGTTTGCAAAATTCATACAAAATGATTTAATCCCTGCTGTCAAAAAGGCATTTGAATTTCTCATGCGACCAGGCGGTCCTTTTGATGGTCTTAAAGAGGCACTTAGTGGTATTATAGATTTTGCAGTAGGACTTTACAAGACAATAAGTGGTATATTCACAGGTGATATGAAATTATTTGAAGATGGTATGGGGCAATTGACTGATGGATTTTTTGAATTTGTAAAAGGAATACTAAAAGCTGTCTTTACTTTTTTTGGTGGTGATGCCGCAGCACAATATATAGACCCTATTATTGATGGTATTAGAGATTTTATAAAAATAACTGTTGGTGGAATTTTTGATTTTGCAAAAACATATATTGGCAATATTTTTACTCTTTTTACAGATGTGTTTGATGGTGTAAGTATGATAATAGAGGGTGATATTCTGGGTGGTATAAAAAAAATACTTCTAGCACCATTTAAATATATCTACAACCAATTCAAAGCAATCTTTAATTCAGTAATAGAAACAGTTGGAAGCTTAGCAAAAAGATTTTTTGGTATTGAGATTCCTAATCCATTTGATGATACCTCAGATGAACTTCCTTTAGAAGATAAAGCAGCTGATGCAATTAGAAATGCTGGTTTTGATATAGATAAGAAAATTGATAAATCACCAGATACTATTACTGCTGATAAAGAAAAACCACAAGTATCAAAGAATACTGTAATTAATAATAGTAATGTTGTACAACAAGGTGATAGTGTACAAGCAAACTACTCACAAAGATATGTGAAAGACCAAGAAAGCAGTTTTGCTAATGCTATGTAAATTATCTAGGGTTTAGATGGTCTTCGGTTAGTATTTTAAATTCCATATTATGGTCTAAACAAAACTCTTTTGCAGAATCCCATTTCGCTTTATTAATACCCCATGTTCTAACTTTATTGAACCAAGCCCCTGTTCTGCGTTTAGGACTTTTTTCTGGTGGTGTGCATTGATGTTTAGGTTTAACTTCAATAATGTATTTTTTTATGTTACTATTCTTATCACGAACTTTTACATAAAAGTCTGGAAAATATCTATGATAACGACCATCCCACGGCGATACATATGGTATCACCAATTCTTCACTACCCCATTCAACAACAGATTTAGTGGTATCACAATACTTCATCATCTTCAATTCCCATGATGAACGATACACTATTTCTCTTACATCACCTTTATATTTAGCAGGGTTTTTAGGTTTAAACTTTCCTTTATATGTCATAATCGTTATAAATACTATAAAATCTACAGGACTATTTAGACATGGCAATTGATGTATTCAAAAGACAAGGCAAATCTGCTGTTACAGGACTATTAGGAAAAAATCTAAGAAGGGTTGCTGGTAACATAGGTAGTGTTATTCGTGGTGAGGGTGGAAGTGAATCCTCTGAAACAGCACCAATCAATCGCACCAAACAATCAACAAAGATGTTATCCTTTCCTCTTGATGTGGGTGCAGACCCAGGCATAGGTAATCATGGTCATTACATTATGTTTTTTATTAATGAACAAAATCATGCAAAATTAAAGTTTGGAAATGAAACAGGAGAATCTAGTGGTGGTGAAACAGGTATTGCAAATGTTCTTGCTGATGCAGAGAGAAAAGGAATAAAAGCAGTTGATAAAGTCTACGATAGTAAAATTGGTAGTTTTATAAGTCAATATGTTCCTAATAAAGTTGCAAAAAATTTACTAGGTGGACTTACTGATAATATTATGGGAGCAAAAGCTGGAAAGTCTGGTAAAATAAAAACAGAAGTTAAACATCAAAATAAAGAGGCACATAGGACTAATACAACAGTATCGGTAAAAAGAGCTCCAACAACAAGATTAGATACTGCTATCTCAATGTTCATGCCAATGTCAGTAAAAGTTGGATATAATGCAAAATATGAAGATGTGAAGATGGGAGTTCTTACAGCTGGTGTGGTTGATATCGCAGAATCTTTATTTGCTAGAGGAACTATTGATGCTGACGCTCTAAGCATAAAAGCAAAAGACGCAGGAATAGCTTTAGAAAAATCTGCTATTGGTATGGCAGGCAATTTGCCAGGTTTAGGTGGATTAAAAGAAGCAGTAGAAATGAAAAAAGGTGTTATTTTTGCAGACAGATTTGAATTAGCGTTTAAAGGTATAAATAAAAGGGAGTTTTCATATGAATTCAAAATGATACCTAGAAGTAAAGATGAGGCAGATGAGATAAAAAAAATAATTAATGCATTTAAAATAAACATGTTACCAGAATTTGCAGAGGGGAATCGTGCTGGAAGAAGCATGACTGTACCAAATACATTTGATATACAATACATGTATCAAAACGCTGAAAACAACTATCTACATAAAATATCAACTTGTTACTTAGAGAATATGGATGTTTCGTATGGTGGTTCAAGATATAGAACATTTGATGGTAATGCAGACGGCGCTCCACCTGTTGAAACATCTATTTCATTAAAATTTAGAGAGATAGAACTAATTACAAGAGAAAGAGCACTAGAGGGATTCTAATATGTACTTTGATAATTTTCCAACAATACCATATGATGCAGAAGGAAACGGCAAGTTTAAAGATGTTAAAAATTTACTCAGGCGTGTAGGTATCAGAACAAAAGTAAAAGTTAATGCTATGTTGTTTGATACTTATGATGTAAAAAATGGTGAAACACCAGAATCTATCGCATTTAAATTATATGGTGATTCTGAATTACATTGGGTCATCATGTTAATTAATGATATTACAGATAGATTTCATGATTGGCCTATGTCAGAGGCTCAATTTCTACAATTTGTAAATGACAAATATGATAATGTAGATGCAATTCATCATTACGAAATACCACAATCGTCTGGTGATACATCTAAAAAAATTAACATAGGAACTAGTAATTCAGATTATCCAACAGCAACTGCAATCACTAATTTTGAACACGAACAAGAACAACAAGATAACAAAAGAAAAATAAGATTGTTAGACCCTAGTTACCTAGACGACTTTGTAGAAGAATTTAAATTATTAATTAGAGAATCAACGATATAATGTTTAGTGGTATAAATTACGCAGGCGAGTTCAACATACAAGAACTCAAATTATTTGCATCATCAGGGAATGTAGTTGATTTGTCTGGTTCTTACATATCAATGAACCTTTTTGAAGATATATTTTCACCTAGTTTGACAGGTGATGTTACTGTTGTTGATACAAATGCTATTCTTATGAACGCTCCTATCACAGGACAAGACTTTCTTTCTTTTAAAATCATAACCCCTAGTTTAGAAAAAAGAGGGATTGACTTTACAGAAACAGTAATGTCAATTTATAAGATTGATACAAGAATACAACCATCTACAGGTTCAGAAGTTTTTACATTACATTTTTGTTCACCAGAGGGTTTGAGAGATAGTAGAACAAGAGTTTCAAAAAGTTATGCAGACAGTATAGATACTATTGTTGAAGATTTATTAACCAATAAATTTTATATAAATTCTAGGAAAGATTTATTTATTGAACAGACTTCTGGTATAAGAAAAATAGTAGCACCAAATCATCACCCATTTAGAATAATTAATCACCTTAAAAGAGAGGCAATAGGACAATATAATAATTCACCTAACTTTTTATTCTTTGAAAATCTTTATGGGATACACTTTAGAAGTTTAGATAGTTTGTATGCACAAAAAGATATTGGTCAATTTCATTCTGGTGATAGGGGAACAATAGATAAAAAAGAAGGTGGTGTTACTAATGTTGCATATGAATTAAAAAGAGTGTTAGATTATCAATTTAATGCTAACAACGATACACTTAAAAATATAAGAGGTGGTATGTTAGCTTCAAATATAATAACACACAATATATTTAATAAAAATTATGCAACTAAAACTTTTGATTATGTGGATAATTTTAACGACTTCAACAGAGTAAATTATAATAACAAAAGTAAAGACAATCCAATATATAATGATGTTCCTTTAGATGAATTTGACAATACAATTAGTGAGTTTACTAATTCTAGAATACATTTACACCCAACATCAACAGATGGTTTACATGACGCTCAACATTACTTTGAATTTACAGATGGAGAGAAAAACATATATAGTCCAAATAACATAGATAAAACACACTTAACTAGACAATCAAAATATATGGAATTAAGTAAAGGTTCAAGTATTACTATGGAAATCAATGGTACAACTACCATATCTGCTGGTAATATGATAGAGTTCAACATGCCAATTAGTGGTGTACAACATGGGAAAGACAAAATAGATAAATACTATTCAGGAAGATACTTAATATCATCAACTAGACATATGTTTGACCAAGCAACTAGAAAACACACAATACTAATGACCATAGTAAAAGATTCACTCAACAACAAACTACCAAAAAACGATTTAGCAATAGAACCTAAAGGTAAAAAAGGTATCGTTGTTAACAGTTTTTATTCATAAGGAGGCAACTATAGTAAAAATTATATCATGTTTGATTAATCAACAAAAATTTGGAGTTTAATATGACAAACAAAGCTAAAAATAAAATTAAGAACATGAACTTTTTGAGTCAATCAAGAACAAGAAAACTTGACCTAAATACAACTAAAGATAACTATAGAAAAGATAATGATAACACTAAAACAATTACAAGAAGGACTGTACGACCCCAACATATTTAAAGCATTCTTTATGGCAGGTGGGCCAGGTAGTGGTAAATCATATGTGGTAAGAAAATCCACAGGTGGTACAGGACTAAAAATAGTTAACTCAGATGTTGCGTTTGAAAAACTTCTCAAAAAAGCAGGATTGAGTTTGAAAATGCCAGATGATGAATTGGTAGCAAGAGATAAAGTAAGAGGTAAAGCAAAAGCATTAACTAAATTAAGCAGGGATAATTATGTTGAGGGTCGTTTAGGATTAGTGATAGACGGCACAGGAAAAGACTATAATAAAAT